ATTTTCAGATGTGGAATGTCTATTTTAAGAGGTTTAGGAAGATTAAACCATTTAAAACGATCAATTAATGCTGTATAGAAAGACAGACGTAACATGGGACATAGGCTTTTGCCCGAATGCTCCCAATGAATTAGTCATCGAACTAACAGCTTTTTTCTTAATTATTTCTATATTTTCTTTACATTTCATATCATTAACAAATTCAACCAAACATTTTGATCCCGCATATTTAGCGAATACTTTTACGATAGATTTTTGACATTTTTCATATTCATGTTCAGGGATATTGTCAACATGAGTTATAACAACCAAAATTGGAATATTAAGAGAAATGAATAATCTGATATGTTGTTCAGTCATTTTCAAAATTCCTCTATTAGGACTCACAATTAAAAACGCATAATCTAGAAAGTGAGAAGAAGCCCCAAAAGTTGTTGTTCCAAAGTAGGCATCATGTCCGCATAAATCAACCAAAACAACTGCATCATGATCTGATGTATGAATATATCGTGTTGAAATTGCTGAAGTTCTTCCAGATTCTATTTCGTGAGGATGAATAGCTACTGATTCTCTAGCACTTCCATTGCCATTATCTAATTTACCTGTAAATAATACTCCAACAAATGAACTCTTTCCTGAATCAACTGAACCACCAATACCTATAGCTATTCGAGTTGATGCATGTTTTGAAAGCTTTGAACTGGTTTCATCTTTGGATAAAGTTGTTCCAGGACAAAATGCCATATTAAAAACAATATATATAATACTACTGATAATTTGATACTTTTTCAACTTTTTTCAATGAACCTATCCAATAAAAAAATATAATCGCTTAATTTTTGCTTTAAATTTCTTAGTATATATTTTCAATTCTTCTGATGTATGATGTTGTGTATTGTAGTTCTGATATACATGAAGCAACATAAGATTTATTGAATTATATCTAGAGAAAATCATTTGTAAATAGTGTTTACTACTATACACTGATTCAGAATTACATATTGTATTGATTTGTGTATTCGTTGTTATTATTAATTCTTCTATTCTTGCTTTGTTTTTTTCTAAATATAAATAGTAAATTTTATGATCTCTTAAAGATGATGCATAATACATTTTATTCATGATGCTCTTAAGTATATTATATAATTGATTTATGTTTTTAAACATATCATCAATGAAATATGATAATTTACTCATTTCACTTAATATAAGTTATCTTCATGCTCTAAATAATTTCAAATTCAAATTTTATTCAAAAAATTGAATAAAGAATACTCTATTTATAGAATTTATATAATTTATCAGATGTCATTTTTTACCAAGAAACCCAAAACAGAATCCAAACCAGACATTTTATATTGTTATCCAGATTTTCCAATCAAGTGTCAGAAAAAAAAGGGATCTAAGTATGAACCGTTTGCTGAATCGTGGGTTCACGATGATCAAAAAGATGATGTAATAGATGAGAAAATTAAAAAACGAACCAAAATAGTTGAGGATATTATTTCAAAACCTGAAGCCAAAGTAAAACAAAAGACACCAGAATGGTTAGGTCTTAGAAATGACAAAGAAAGTGCCAGTGATTGTGGTGCCATTGTAGGGTTAGATGATCATAAACTTCAATATGAATTTTTGTTTTCCAAATTAGGAAGATCACGATTTGATGCCAATAAGTGGTGTTATCATGGAAATAAATATGAAGAAATTGCCAATATGTTATATTCGTATAGAAAAAATGTTCAAGTTTTGGAAATTGGATTTGTTAATCACAAAACATGTAAATTTATTGGAATTAGTCCTGATGGAATTATTAGCAAGTATAAATTAGATGGCAAAACTCTAACTAAATATGCTGGAAGAATGTTAGAAATCAAATGTCCTCCAAAAAGAAAGATTTTATTGGAAGGTAAAATCAAAGGAGAAATTGTTCCTATTCATTATTGGGCTCAAGTTCAGATGCAATTAGAATGTTGTGATTTGGATGATTGTGATTTCTGGCAATGTGCCATTGAAGAATACGGATCACGAGATGAGTTTATTAAAGATACTAATAAAGAGGAACCATTTAGATCGGCTGAAACTGATTTAGAAAAAGGTTGTTTGATTCAACTATTGCCTATTACAAAAATAACATGTCAAGGAGAAGATTATGATCAAGCTGTTTACGAAAGTTCTAAATTTATTCATCCTCCTAAAATAGAAATGAGTCCATTAGATTGTGATGTGTGGATAGCCAAAGTCATGTCCAGTATTTATAAATATTGTGGATCAGAATATTATTTTGACAAAATCATTTATTGGAAATTAGTTAGATCTAAGTGTGTAACTATTGAACGCGATAAACAATGGTTCAAAGAAAAATTCCCTCTATTAGAGAAAATGTGGAATTATGTAGAATTTTTCAGAAATAATGAAGACAAAAAACTAATATTGTTTGATTATGCTGATCATCTTGAAGTTAAAGATAATGATAAAATTATGGAAATCGCAGAATTATTATATAATGTTCCTAAAACTCAAACTAAGGATAAAATGAAAGAATATAATAATCGAGTCAAAAAATTAATTGATGATATAAAGAAAATGAAATAGAAATTATATTTTATGTTAGACATCATTATGTTGAAAATATTAATTTTTCAAAATAATATTTACTACTTATTCTGTCTAATTACATGCCATCGTCTAAGCTGATTTGCGAAATTCCAATTAGGATTCGCTTTAGGATATTTACATTTGACAATCTTATAAGCATCATCATATTCGAGATTCAGTTTATGCATCATATAACTGATTAATATACTAGAATTTCTAGAAATTCCAATTTGACAATGAATTAATACTTTGGCTGAATCTTTTTCAATAAAACTTATACAATCTGGAAAGTGTTTCAGAATATTTTGATCTAATGTATCTTCTATTCTTAATTCCAAACAATCAAAATCCGAATGTTCTCTGGTTCGTAAATTAATTCCTGCAATAATGATTTTCGTAATTCCTAGTTTCATTAATTCGTCTTTTCTAACAGACTTTAAGTTTCCAATATATACATTCTCAAATATATGAACAGGTGGTATATATTGGGCTTCATCGGCTTCTGTGATAAATCTTTTTTGTAAATCAGGATTCATGCTAGTTTCGTAAATGATTCGTCTTAGTCTATCAACCATGAGTTATATGTTGGATAATAATATACTTGATAGGATCACAGAATTTCAACTTTTTTAGAAATGATTATTTTTAAAAAATTGAAGATTTTTCAAAAATAATCATTTCTAAAAAAGTTATAATAATTTAGTCTATCAAATTGTTTCAACTTTTTTGAAACATCGTTTCTAAAAAACTCGTAATAATTATTATTATTTTCCTACTTAATTGTATAAACAATGACTGATAATATAGTTGAAATTGATACTGAAGAAGTTAAACCAACAAAAATAGAAGATACACGATGTGCCCCAGGAATTCAATTTGATGGTATATCATGTATGCCATTAAGTTTAATAATAAGTGCAGCTGAAGCATTCAATGAAGTAAGTAGTAATAAAATTAAATTACATCATAATCTTGAGGTGCTAAATCCAAGAAAATATAAAAAATATTTAATAAAAGAAATGAACAGTCGAAATGATTGTGATAGTCAACAATGTTGGAAGGATAAGAAATTTATTAGTAGTATGAAACAAAAAGCAAGAGAAGAATTGTTGAAATATACTTGGCGTCCACCAGGACCAACTGGAAAAAACGAATGGTTAAATACTTTACATATTAATGATACCATGAGACAATATGAAAAACTTTATCCTAGCTTCAAATATTTAGGAACAGTACCCGCTGATTTCGATGACATTCCTCAATTAGGTATCAAAAATTTAGATTTGACTGATATGAAGAAAAAAGGAAAAACACAATTTGGAATTGTATTTAATTTAGATGAGAGTCATGAAAGTGGATCACATTGGAATGCATTATATATTAATTCTGAGAAAGGGCAAGTTTACTTCTTTGATTCATATGGAAGTCAACCTGAACCAAGAGTTAGAAAACTCATGAGACGCATTTCAAAATATTATCAAGATACAGGAAAACCAACACATGCTGATTATAATAAAGTTAGACACCAATATGAAAACTCAGAATGTGGTGTATATTCAATAAATTTCATATTGCGAATGTTAAAAGGAGAAGAATTTAATAATATATGTGATTCTAAGGTTCCAGACGAAAAAATTAATAAATGTAGAAATATTTATTTTAGAAATACGCGTGTTTAGTGAAAAAATTTCATTTTTTCACAAAACATGCTTTTATTAATGTTAAATTTTTTCAACATTGATTAACTAAGGGAGTGTTTGGCAACAATAAACTTGATATTTGGGTGCCGAACGCCACCTAAAGTATAAAAAAATTGAAAATGCAAAATATCTGAATGTCTTTAATATCGATATATATTATCTAATTTACTTGTCCTTTTTCATAGGACAGTAAAACAAACATGGTTCGATTCCGTATTCATGTGGTTCTTGATAAGAACAAAGATTACGGTTAACTGTGTTAATCAGAAATTATTATAAACTCACCCCATTTAAACCATTTAAATCATTCGAATCCAAAATATATTCTGTAATGGAATATATTTTGAAACCAATATTGGAGACGGCTCAAACCCCGAGTTGAACTTCAACAGTAAACAACTATCATGTTTAGTGATGAATGTGATGGTAAGTATATGTTAGTATAGGTTTCTACACTTGTTGTGATGTTCCGAGTTCAATGATGAACATGACGCGGTTCAGAACTGATATTCAGAATGACATGCTTGTTGTAGAGGTGTTGTTCAGACGCTTGTCTTGTTGTTCCGAAACTTGTTTCGAAATAACTGTCTGTGAGATCGAGTATTATTCGCATGATTTCATGTGGTAGTAGGAGATTTCTTAGGTTAGATGTAATATAGAACAATATATATGTAAATAATTCAATCTTTGTATAGAATCTGTATATAACAAAACAAATTTGCAATTTGTTTTGTTATTTATTCATTAACTATTTTTGGTTGAATTTTTTGATAAAAAATTCACTCAAAAATAATAGTTGGATAAATCTGACGATTTATCCAACTATTATTTTTGATCACATCTCTTAGCCAAGTCATTCCAAGAACACTGATATCCTGAGTCAAAATAACATGATCGTGGGTTCTTGAAATCGCCAACTTGACATGTTTTAGTTTGAGATCTAATGAAATCTAGTTGACCTTTTTCGAGAGTATATTTATCTTCTAATTTATTTATTTTTTCAAGTTCATGTTGATATTCCGATTCTGACATGAAATAATAGATTACAACTATTATAGTTATAATTATTAAAGATATTATATAAATCTGATGCATTATATATTTTTAACTCATAAAATAATTTTTATCGTCCAAAATTTGGTTGAGTTGTAATTTCACAATCAACCGCCCCAATTGTAAGATTATATAATACTTGATCAACTCCATTTGTATATGAAACACTTGCAGTTGAACTATATTGACTTACATAATTCAAATAACTCAATCCTCCAATAGTAGTGCTTCCTGTTCCTATTAGTGGATTTCCGCTATTGTCGTATAAATTTAATGGTGTTCCGTTCTCATCATATAATGCTAATGTTAGAGTAGAAATTGGTTTTAAACTTGAACTTGGATTAACTATTCTTGAATTATGTAAAGGTTTCCAGACAACATTATCGAATCCTGTTGAATAATCTGGAGTTAATAACATTGTATCTCGAGTATACCAAATGGATGATCCTAGATTTTGATCTGTATTTAATTCTAGAATTTTTAAAATTAAATATCGTCTATTTGCTAAGATTGTCATATTATTATTAGCAGCGTGAGCAGTATGACTATTAGTTGTATATGATGTTCCTGTTGGATATATATCATAGACACTAGTCAAAATATTAATAAAACTAGTATCTATTGAGATTGTTCTTGGTAAAACAAGTGAATCAATATTAACATATTTGATAGTTTTAAATTTAATAGGGATTGCAGGATTTGTTTGTTCATTTCCAAATACTACTCTCATATTAAATGGAGACGGAAATTGACCTGTATCTCGATCAGCACTACTAACATGAATTTTATATTCAGTGATATAATCATTGAGTATTTTTTCAGCAACATTGTTATGCATTAATTGCTCATGGTTTGTGTAATCAGGACGCCCAATAACTTGTTGATTGGAAGCAAATGCTTGTCTCATATTAGACATTTCACCAATTCGTGACATTGTTTGAGATGATGGAGTATAAATACCTGAGGGATTCGATGATGAAACATAATGACCTTGCATCTTTATACATTTATAGAAGATAAAATCGCGTTCGCAAAAAACTTACTCAAATCGTAGATATTATATAGTAATTGATGGAAATTAAAAAATTTTTTTTATCAAAAGATAATCGTGATAATCTAACTGGAAAATTATGTAATCATTTAAAAATAAACGATAATGAAGTGGCAATAAACAGTTGTCGAGGATTAATTACGAGAATCATGAAAGAAGTTTTTGAATCAAATCAAAAACTTTTAAATAAAGGAACCCCCCAACAAGTCATCAAATATATGAATGATGAAACTTTGAAGAGGAGTGTTAAAACCTATCTTAGTATTCGAAGCAAACAAGAACAAATGGGACAATTAGGACAATATTCAATGAAACGCGATCGAGAAATTAGCGGAAAAAAAACAAAATCAAAACAAAAAAAGAAATATTATCAATCAGAACTTCCTGGTCCAGATCAAATTGGTAATGGAGGACAATATGCACCTATTTCCAGTATGAAACCTGGACAATATATAACCGCCGATGGAGGAATTGGAACCAATTTTCCATTGGGAGTCAATGTCAAAGAACAAGTTGAAGGACCAAGTAATGGCAAAAAAGGAGGAGGTGAAGATTTAATCCGTCGTATGATGGAAAAGAAAATGGATTATGAAAATAGAGGAGGGCAAGGAAATATGCAAAATAACATGGCACCAATCAATAATAATCAAATGAACACTATATTACCAGATGGAACGATTATAGCTGGAGGACAATATGGTAATGCACCTGTATATGGCAATAATCAGAATAATCAAAAATTACCATTCGATCCATCATTATTGGCAATGGATGGCAAGGGTCGAAGACAAAGTGAATTCAAACCAGACAATGGAGAACAAATAGAAGGGTTTACTAATATTGGAGCCAATGATATGGATTTACCAGATTATCAACAAATGCAAGGTTTTCAAATGCCCGATTATCAAGGTTCTCAACAAGGCTATCAACAAGCAGTAGATCCTCAACTTATTGCTCAACAATTCAATATGCCACCCCCTAATTATGCTAACCAATCCAATCAATCTAATTATTCAAATCAGGATTCAAATAATTTATCTAATCAAATGAATCAGATGATGAAGGAATGGTTAAATATGATGCAACAAACAACTCAAAATATGCAAAAAAATACTAATCAAGACAATATTCAAAAAACAAATAATGAACTAAAACGAACAATTGCTTCACAATTAGGAGTTGACCCAATGTCATTATTAAATATGAATTCTAAACAAATCGCTTTAATGATTGAAAAATCCAAGAAACAAGAATCAGAATCTGAAGAACCTCCAGAAGAAGAAAAACCAACCAATATTATGGATAAGATCAATGCGTTGTTGGCATTGAAAGGTAAGAATGTCAATAATATTAAACAATTGAAAAAGATAGCTAAGAACACTGTCAAAAATAATTCTTCTGACGAAGATGAAATTCGTGATGTTAAAACATACAAGAAAAAGAAATCAAAGAAAGTCGAGTCAGAATCTTCCGAACCACAACCCAAAAAGAAATCAAAGAAAGTTGAATCAGAATCTTCTGAATCACAACCTAAAAAACGATCCCGAAAGATATCAGAATCATCTGAATCAGAAAAGAAGAAAAAGAAAGAGAAAGTTGAATCATCTTCTGAAAACGAATCCAAAATAACATCCAATTTGAAAATAACCAAAAAACTAAACTCTGATTCATCCAGCGAATCAGAAAAACAACTAACAACTAAAACATTCAATATTAGTTCAGAGAAGCTTGTTGGAGATAATCAAATTTATGATTATATGATCAGTTTTAATGACGATTTCAAAGAACAAGTTTCAAATGTTGTTGAAATCAAATTAAAAAAAATTCAAATTCCAATTAATCCAAAAATAACTTCCAAATGCAATGAATTTATAATTAATTATAGTGACGATATATTAGAATTCGAATTGGCTGATGGAACTTATTCATTAGACCAAATTGTTAAAGCATTTAATTCACATGAACAGATGGATCGAAATAATATCAAATTATCAGTTAAATATAATAATATTATTGTTGAACAATTGGATGGCAATGAATTTGAACTTGATTGTAGCAAGAATTCATTATCAAAATTATTTGGCTTTACTAAAAAAAAATATAATGGCAAATCAAAATATATATCAGATAAACCTCATTGTTTTATTATAAAGCCTATTTACTTATATTTCAAGAACATAAGTAAAGAAGAACCATTTGCAGTTATAAATCCAGATAATACTTTCACACAAAAATTAAAACCATTTTCTAATCCTGTTGGAAAACTATCATGTTTGATAATACAATTTAAGACAGACGAAACACCAGATGAAAAGTTCGTCAATTTTACTAATAGTCAACATCATGTAATGGAACTTGATATTATCACCGTTAAAACTTAACTTCGCCTTTAGGCGAAGTTATTTCAACGCTTATTTTTGAAAAATCTTCGATTTTTCAAAAATAACCGAATAAAAATAACTTTCTAATATATATTATAATGAGTCCTGAAGTCATATTCTTAATTATATTCATAGTATATTCCATTATTATGACGATATTATATTGGTATGATTATTTGAATCGAGATAAATATCAAAAAGAAAGAGAAAATACATTGAATGCTCAAGCAGATAATCTAAAACAACGAGAAAGTCTTGTTGTTGATAAAGAAATATGCTTTCGAGAACTAACTAAATTGAAAACTATCCAAAATTCTATTTATGATATTCTAAAACAAGATAATAGTCCTCATCAAGAACTCTAATAGAACTTGACACCAATCATGCCATCATAACTCGTTTTCAATATATCATGATTTTTGATTTCTATAATATCAAAAATTAAGTCATCTTTAGGAACTTTTTCTAAAAGTTTCTGTTTAATTTCAGTTGTGCAAAATAAACTTTTTAACATTTTATTTTTGACACATTCTTTGATTTCTTTTCCGAATACAATTTTGTGTCCTTCTTTGGGACTAGTTAATCTGTCCAACCAATATTGCAATTTTTCGATGTTTTGTTCATTAATAATAGTATTATGTAATTCGAGTAATTGATCATCTCTCATATTGCCACTACATAATTTGGTTGTTTTAGTTTCAGAAAATGCTTTCATAAATGATGATATTCCATGAATAAAACATATTTCGTCTTTGGGAACATGAGTTTTAACATAATCTGTGAGATCGATTTTCTTTTCATCTTTCTCTTGGAATAATTTCTTTTTGGTTGTATTGAGATGATAGTGTTTCAAATTATTATGTTTCAAATGTAATGTGTGAATATATGTTCTATCCAATAAAAGATTTCTTAACCAATCAATTGGATAAAAATCATCGTAATTAACAATAAAATTATCACACTGAAATTCTTCTAATGTTTTTAACCAATATTTATCTAAAATGAATTCAGTGACTGAATTATGAATTAAAAATATACCACTTATATGTGATAATTTGAGTCCATCTAAATAGGCATAAAAAGTTTTTAATTTTGCTTTACGATGTTGTTTCTTAATAGAATTGGTGCCAGCATCGATAATAATAATCATATTTGTTATTTTTTCTAAACATAGATCTTTTTGTAAGTTATTGATGACAAATATATACATTGAACTATATTTATCACCAATTGTTTTGTATGATTCAAATAAACTGTTGAATTTATCGTCCATTTTCAAATAATATCTATATGAAAATAGAAATAGAGAAATTATTATTCAGTTTTTTTGATTAATTAGCACTACTTGTTAAATATTTATTGGGAGCATTCGGGCAAAAGCCTATGTCCCATGTTACTATGAATCATGTTGGCGGATTTATGTGTTGGATGTTTTCATTAAATAATATCAATGGATGTATCTATTATACAAATAAGCTATCAAATAATCTTATGAATTTACCAAAAAATAATCGATTACAATATACACTCATTCCAAGTTTCATTTGGAAATAAAACTTAAATAGTGTATTACATTAAGAGATACGAAAATATAAAAATTAGAATAAATATAAATGAGTATCTATATCAAGATTGTTCATTGTATTCCCAAATTACGAAAATAACAAGGGTATGAACACGCCCATCAAATGAAAACATTTGAATGGGTTATATTAGTCTATTTGCTCATTTATTAACGGTATGGGAATTAGCTTGTCGATAATATAAGTATCCTTATCTATCTTTTTTGGAAGATTATCTTCGTCATATCCTATCTTGCCAACAGGAAAAAATAATTCTACATCGTATACAATACCTGTCAATGGATTATACCAATAATTGTCAATTTTAGAATATTTAACTTTACTTTGATCAATATTTGGATTAGATAATAACTTAACAGCTTTAATTTTGTTAACTTTAATTCTAATTGTTTGTGATTTAATACTATTGCTTCCAATATCCATTCTCATATCGTCATGAATATCTTCTTTAAATGCGGGTCCAATTTGTTCGTCAAATAAAGATGTTTCATCAAATTGAAAACATTTATAATCTTGAACAATAGCATTATGAGATTTATTTAGAACGCAATCAACAGCTACTTCTTTAACAGCATCTAAAAATGATTGAATTAATCCTTCTTTTCCGCGTGCAATATCTTCGATCTGTTCATCGGTTGTCCATTTTTTACCACCTTTACGAACAGATTTATAGCGATATATATCAACATGTCTTTCTTCTTTAGGAAGATCACGATGACTACACATACGAATAGCTCGTCCAATCATCTGGATCATTCTAACTTCATGCCAATAGGGTTCCATGAGATGAACTTGACGAACATTTTTCAAACTGATACCTTCCGAACCAGCAGGAGAAATCATCATGATTTTACAAATTTTACCATATCGATTTTCTTTATCATTAAATGTTTCTAGATTAATAGATCGTTGTTTGTCATCAACACCTCCATGATATTCAGTATATCTAAAATCATCTGTTCCTGATTCTCTGTCAACAAACGAAGAAAATCCAAAATATTTAAGATAGATTTTGAATACTTCCAAACCCTCCATTAAAACATAGTTTGAATATAATAATACGGATCCTTTTGATTTCAATATATTGAAAATAATATATAACATTTTGGCAGAACAGTTATACATCTCATTATATAAAGATGATTTTTTAGCCTCAGTTTTGTGAAATTCAACGAAATTATCATTATATGTTTCATGATATTTCTTAACGTCATCAACAAGAGTATGTTTATCGGCTTCATCTTCAGAATTCTTATCGGATAAAAATTTATCAAATAAATTAATGAATTTATTAATTGCTACTACATAATCTTGAATATTATAATATTTTTCTTCTTTGTCAGATTTACCTTTTTCCAATGCTCGCGCCTCTTTGTCTGATACTTTGAATGCTCTTGGTCTTGGTCTAGTTTCACCTGAGATACCCTCGCCCATCAATGGAAAAACAAAATTGCAAGCTTGTCTAGTATAGGATTTGTAAGTTTCAGAATTAGCAGTTGAAAATTGTCTTCTCTTTCTTGCCATTTTTTCCTCCATTTTTTCGAAATAATCATAGATTTCTTCTTGATATTGTGCCATTTCAACATCAATATAATTGATGGTTTTAGTAGCATACCAGTCAGGTGTAGCCCCGATATAATACGAAACTAATCCCATAATTCTTCGTTGAAATAAGTTTTTCTTAGTTGGATTGATTGTTCGATAGGTGCTAATAGATACAAATTCCTGATTAAATTGAGACTCACTTTTGGGAAAAATTCCAGGTCTTAATAAGTTAAACAACAATGCTAATTCAAAAGGAACATTGATTGCAGGGGTTCCTGAAATTAAGATAACTCGAGTTCCTTCATTTTCTTTTTGATCCTGAATAATATAATCATATATTGTTACGGCTCGTCTACCTTGTCTAGATGAAATATTACTGTAAACATTTCTAATAAAGTTATGTGCTTCATCAATAATATATAGAGATTTCTTGGAACTATCAGAGTTTTTAATTGCGTCCATAAATAATTTATCAGCATTAGGAGCGTCATATGACACAAATACAATATTTTGAAATCTAAACTTTTTTTCTTCTTCAAGTAGCCATTTTTGTAATTCACTCATCCACGGATGATTTTTCAAAGAAGCTTTTAATAGAATGAATACATTCCACCCAGGGGTATAATTATAGAGCATATTGTAAACATTAATAGTTGACGCCGTTTTACCAGAACCAACACCATGATACAATAATATATTTTTATACGGGCTATTGAAATCTAAATATTTACTAACAAATATTTGATATTTTCTCAATTCATCTTTTGATTTTCTAAAACATGGATCATCATCTGATTTTACCATATCGGGAAGTTTATAGTGTTTAAAATTAGCTAACACCCATGATGGAAATAATCTACCATTAATTTTAAGATCAATATATTTATCTCGTTTATATTTGGACATTATATATTTTGTCTTGATAAAATAAAATTGAAAAATAGATTATATATTTGTAAATATATCTAATTATTGTATCAGAAAATGACTACTATTAATATATCTAGTGGATCATTAACACAAATAGATGAAAAAATATTAGAAGATGAATATATTGATAAATTATATTGTTCTTATAATCAAATACGAGAATTGTATCCAGTTCTAACATTTAAAATGGGCGATAACACTGTATATGTTAATCGTGATACTAATGCTGTTCTGAATTTTGAGAAGATTGTTGAGAGTTTAATATATAACAAGTGTAGACCTGTTAATTATTGTAGACAAACAAAACCCGAAAATATCAAACCATTAAATATTCCTAAAATTGAAAAACAGAAACAGGTTAAATCTAATTCAGAACCATTAAGTATCTCGTTTTAAAAACCCAATTGGTAAAACCCGATTGTACGCTCTTAGAGAGTGCGTTGTGGCAGTTCAAATATTAACCCGTTTTTGCAGGAATTATTTGGACTCGCCATAAATATGAAAAAATCCATAAGTTTGAAACCTCAATATTTATCAGTTGATCAATTTAAGAATTCTGACGATGTATATCCAACAGTTCTAGAATTTTTACACAATAATATCAAATCATCTATGACAAATGAAATGTTTCGAACAGATGTTGTTAAACCCATGATGATTGACAAAATATCTGATAGAAAATTAAATGAATTAAGTGGTGGAGAAATGCAAAGATTTTGGTTAGTATATACATTAGGAAAAGATTCACATATATATTTATTAGATGAACCAAGTGCATGTTTAGATATTGAACAAAGATTTATTATTCATAATAGAAAAGTAGCATTTGTTGTTGAACATGATATGATGATGGCTGTTTCTTTGGGTAGTGAAACAAATTCACAAGCTATATTGATTGAGGAAGTTAGTAATGAGGATGGATTTAGAGTTAATCGAGCTAAATCACCTACTAGTTTTGCTCTTGGAATTAATGAATTTCTCAAAAGTATGAATATAACTTTTCATACTAAATTGGAACACGCTAAACATGGTAGACCAAGAATTAACAAACCTAATTCAACCAAAGATAAACAACAAAAATTAGATGGCAAATATTATGATTAATATGATATTATTTTTTGTTTTTATTGAACAAAAAAAGATGAACTAATTAGATGAACAATATATTGCCAGACATTCTTATTTTGAAAAATCTCTGATTTTTCAAAATAAGAATCCAGACGAGCTCTGCTCGTCCGCAAGCGTTTCGCTTGCGTAATTAAAAAAGTTGAATGTATAAAATACATAAAAGCATAGCAAGTATCAGTATTATAACACTAATGCACCATACGATAGAATTAGGTGGGCAAGAATTTTGGAAATTTGCCGATAAGATAGTTCAGTTTCATTATAAAGTTCTTACATCATTATGTAGAAAAATATATAATGATATAGATGAGAAGTCAAAATATTTTATTTTACAGAATGACGATACTTATACTGCATTAACAAATAAAGTAGTAAGTATCGCCAATAAGAAATTACTTGAAATATTATCTAATGATGTTCTTGCACATACGCTATGCACGATACTATCATATTTAATGCAAGTTGAAATTTCAATAGAAGTTAAACCTGCTTTTATAATTTTAAGAAAGGGATGTTCTACTGAAGGAGTTAATATTGAATTAAATGATTTTGAGAGAGCTGTTATTACAGATATTTTCGATGAAGATGCGTCCAAAGATGAAGTTATTAGTTGTCCCATTTCATTTGATGAGTTAAAAATTCCACTTGATATGAAACCATTTTCTGACGAAGAAAAACGAGATATAGATGAAGCTATTGTTAACTTATTAGAAATATATAATGAGGATTTAGATAAAAAAATCCTTGTTGCAAGATCCGATTGGGATAAAAGAAAAGAATTAGCTGAAGTCAAAATCAAAAATTCTGAAGAAGCTATTAGAAATTTACAAAGAGAAATTGAAAGGTCGAAAAAATATATTACTGAACATGAAGAAAAGTTAAATAAAACTGTCAAGGTATTACGGACTGATGCCATTGGAGAAACTAAAGTCAAACTGAAGGCTGATTTGGATAAGTTTATAACTAAATTACATCATCCAAAATGTCCAATTTGTGTTTCAAGAATAGAACCCGATAAAATGATAGCTATGGATTGTAAACATCCTGCATGTGTCAATTGTTATAAGAAAAGATATGAATTGCCAAAAGAAGGAGGTATGTTGCCTGCTGGTATTATTATGAAATGTATTGGTTGTGAAACGGCATTATATCAAGAGTTTTTCTGGCATATTTTTGAAGGCGATGAGAGTTCACTAATGTTTTACATTAGAGAATCGGTTAAATATAAACACCTTAGCACTGCAGCACTAAGAGATATACATATTTGTATATGTAGTCAGTGTCATACATCATACATAGTTCAAAAAACATGTGGTGATACAGTGACACAAACAAGATGTGATGCATGTATCGCTAAAGATCCTGATATTAAGATTACATATTGTTCCAATGAGAAATGCACTATTCCATTAGCAAGATATGATGGCTGTAATGTAGTGAGATGTAATTGCGGAACTTTCACATGTTTCAATTGTGGAGAAAGATTAGGAACTGCAAATGGTCATGATGATGATCATTATAAGGCAAACGGTACACATACAAATATTTACTTTGATGACACATGTTGTATGGGTCGTGGTTATACTAGTGATGAACCAAGTTTAGTCGACAAAGATGGCAAGGTTCAAGGGAAAAAAGTTGCAAGAATATTTGTGAGAATTTGATTTTATTTAGAAATTTCATTTCTAAATAAATATAGAGTTTTAACAAGTTGCCAATACAATGTTCGGCAATCAAAAACTTGATATTTCTTGATAAAAACCTTCGGTTTTTATCAAGAAATATCAAGTTTTAGGCTACTAGATGCAACGGTTGTTTTAGAGGTGAAGCCTCTAAAACAAGCGTTGAAATAACTTCACCAAAAGGTGAAGTTAAGTTTTAATGGTAAAAAGAAAGTTTTTTATCAAATCTTGTTTTAAGTGTGTATTAACACACATTTAAAACAATGTTTTGTAAAAAAGTTTTTTACAAAATATTGTTTTGTCTGTCTGTTAAGACAGACAAAACAATGTCCACATTCTTATGTCTACCACTAATCTGTAATTTTTGAAATGATCTACAAGTCTTATCAAGAGGAGCCAATAATTTTTTAAAATTAATATTTACTTTTTTATTCCATATATATTTTGAACTATCCATAGTTTTGACATCAAAATTATTATTCACTGAAACATTATAGAGATAAATATTATGATCCCAATCATCGGCTTCTAAATTGTCGGGACTTAATTGAAAATTACTTCCCAACAAACCATATTGAGAAAAATAATTATTAGAGTTAGAAGTTTTATGTTCTTTGTGATAATGTTTAGTGGGAATAAAAACTTTCTCACTTGCTATTTCATGTGAATAGGCAAAAGGATGATATTGTTCGTTGCCATCTTTTAATTTGCATATAATAAAACCAAAATTTTTATTATATTTTTTTAATACATTTGTTATGCCATCTGATAATGCAAATACATTTTTATTAACTCGCTTTAGATCATCTAATGTCATAGCCAATGAAACATTATATGATCCAACAGAAAATACTTTTAATGGTTCGGAACTATTTGTCATAGACATTGTTCCATAACTTCTACCAAGAGTAGCATATTCATCATACATTTTTTCGAAACATGATTCACAATCATTAAAAAAATCTTTATAATTACTCATATCATGAAACTTAACTGTTTTTGGAAATGGAACAGGTAAAATCATGGCGTTATTCTGTGAAATATTATTTACTTTATTGGAATAGATAGTAATTTGTCTTTTTTTATCACTTGACAATCCACAAAATAGATTAGTATCATGAACTTTTTCTACTTCTTGACTAATTAAGCACATAATAATTATATGTTGGAATTTATATGGGACAATATGAACGCAATTATTTCTTTGTTTCAACAATATCATCTAGAGATTGTTCATCGAGAGCTTCTATTTTTGAACATAATTTTTGTCTAGTTAAAAATTGTAATATACAACTTATCGTAGCTTTATCTTGTTTTTTAGGAATATTTCCTAATATAATTTCTATAACATCACCGCAATTGTCAGATTCAATTAATTCATTAAATTTTTTGATATGTGTATTTAATTCGTATGTATACGAACCTAAACATTTTGTAAAATTAATCACAAGTTCGTTTCCACTTTCTGCTGGAATTAAATCTTTAACAAGTTTTAATGTTGTATTTGTTGTATACAAAAGATTTTTCATATCTTTTATTGATATATATTCAGTTGAATCTATTTTAAACATTTGAAATCTAATAATTGTCGAGATACTTGTTATTTGATTTGATTGAAGTCGGTTATTATGATTGTAATATATTGTTCCTAATATATCAAATATACCAAATTTTTGTTCTGTTGGTAATCTGATAAAATCTCGTCTATTTATGGCGAGTCCAGATAATTCCTGCAACGGAATTATTATAGACTGCCATAAGAGCACTCGTTAGAGCTACAACACATTTAATGCATTGTTTAGTTGATAAGATGAAAATGGTTCGTATACTTTA